TCTAGATCAACGGTGATTGTTGTTAGTCCTGCGTCCACATTGCTCCTAAAGTTGCCCCAGACAGCGTCATCTAAACGGGGGTTCCTGATCTCTGCGTCCATACCATATAGGCCATATGAGTCTGTAACCTTCATTATTATGGTATTTTCCCCTTTTCCTTCATTATCTAGCTTTGTTAAGATATTTTTAAGTTCATTGATTGTCATTGTAAGTCCTTGTTTTTTAATGATAAATTGGCATTATTGCCTTTTTTGCTCTCTTTGTTTCTTAGCTTGATTATACTTATTTGATCTGAGATTTGAGACTTTGTGAATTAATTAGTATTTAGATCTTAGTTGCTGGCCTGGTTGGTCCTATATAAAGGCCTCGATCTGCTAAGAATAAAACCTTGTTACTAATTTCTATTAATGAAGGGATATATAAAAACCTGGAATCCCAACGCAATTAAAAAAACATTAACGGCCTTTGATCCTTCAAGATCAGAAACCCGGAAAGCTACCAGGTAAACACGCACACAGAGTAGGTGTATTGCCAGGAAAAGTGCCCAGATCGAAGGCGGGGAGCACCTTTTTGGAAAATTCACATACACGGGGAAACCCACCCATAAGTAAAATTATTATTTTTTCAATATATAGCCCGGTTAATCCCAGGAAATTCGGGCACAATAATTAATTCAATGCAAACTGGGAAAATAGTATTACTTACGCTAGCTTTATAGGGTATAATATTTCTTATATTTTATGCAAACAATCTAACAAACCTAGAAACTATCTAAAGAGGTCATCCTCCTTACTGCTATATATAAACATTCTTTAGAATATTACTAGGTATATAGGATAACACTACAATTATAGGGTATAATACTAAGTATGGCTAACAAAGGAAACATCTCTGTTGAATCTGAAGAAGAAATCAAAGAGATAGAAAAAGAATTAGAAGAAGAGTTGAGGTATGCAGTAGCTTCTGCCAAAGGTATCGTGCCAGCAGACGCAGTGATCAAGATTGAACGTAAATTAGGTAGACCTACAGGTGGCTTATCCCAAGAATCTAAAGCCGCAGGCGGTAAAAAGTCTAGAATTAAACGAGGACAGACTTATAAGCCAACGGATGATGACTATTCCAAAGTAGAAGAGATGGTCACTATAGGATTGGACCAGCATACTATTTCTAAGGTTATGGGTATTAGTAACGCCACATTAACTAAATATTTTTCACATAATTTGCTAGTGGGTAAGGACAAAAGAACCGCCAGAGTTGCCGGTGTAGCCTATGAAATGGCAGTATCTGGGGAAAACCCTAGTATGACTACATTCTGGCTTAAAACGCAAGCTGGTTGGAGCCCTAAACACCACGTTGTTGTAGAAGACAGGCAGTTTGATATACAATGGGCAGCTAATGAGACTGATATTGCAGATGCCAACCAAGTACAAATACTAAGAGACAAAGACGATAAGGTACACTAGACTCTATGGATGAGGATAGAAAACCTATAGTAATACCCTATACTCCTAGGGAATTACAAAGGCATTTGCACACACACCTAGCTAGATTTAATGTTGTTGTATGTCATAGACGATTTGGTAAGACTGTATTTGCAGTTAATGAGTTAATTAAATCTGCTGTACAAGATATAGGAAATGGTAAGAGAGCACCGAGATACGCATATATAGCACCCTTGTTTAAGCAAGCTAAGACAGTTGCTTGGGATGAATTAAAAAGATTGTGCGAAGTATTTCCTGATATTAAATTTAATGAAGCCGAGCTAAGAGCCGACTTCCTAGGAGCCAGGATACAGCTTTACGGGGCAGATAATTATGACACGCTTCGTGGAATTTATTTAGACGGGGTTGTGCTAGACGAGTTTGCTCAGATGAACCCAAAGATGTTTTCTGAGGTAGTAAGACCAGCACTATCAGATAGGAAAGGGTATGCTATATTTATTGGCACACCAAAAGGAAAGAATGATTTTTATGACTTATACCATACCGCACCAGAAAAGAAAGGTTGGGCTAGGTTTTTATTTAAAGCTAGTGAGACAGGGATATTAGATGATGAAGAATTGGAACTTGCGAAACAAGATATGGCAGAGACTGAATTTGAACAAGAATACGAGTGTTCTTGGTCTGCTGCACTTAGAGGTGCGTATTATGCAAAAGAGGTTGAAGCTTGCTATGATGAAGACCGAGTGGGGAAAGTACCTTATGACCCGTCTAAACAAGTAATAACAAGCTGGGATCTCGGGGTTTCTGACGCAACCTCAATTTGGTTCTGTCAATTTGTAGGAAAAGCAATACACATAATAGATTATTATGAGAACTCAAACGAAGGTTTGCCTCATTATATCGATGTTCTTAATAGGAAAGATTATAATTATGGAGCACATATTGCACCTCACGATATTGTAGTTAGAGAATTTTCTACTGGTAAGTCAAGACGAGACCTAGCATTTGATTTAGGTATAGATTTTCAAGTAGCACCAAAGTTAAAAGTAATGGATGGTATAGAAACTACCAGGACTTATTTAAACAAGTGCTGGTTTGATCAGGAAAATACTAAAAAAGGACTAGAGGCATTACTACAGTATAGAAGTAGTTATGATGACAAGAAAAAGATATGGTCGCAAAGACCAGTGCACGATTGGACCTCACACGCCAGCGATGCATTTAGGTATTTAGCTGTAACAGATGTTGTATTTACAGGTAATGACAGTGTCTGGGGAAAGGAACTCCCTAAGACTGATTTAAGTTGGATAGTATAGGAGAAGATATGAATCCGAAATGGTTAGAAAATAAAATACTGGAAATGTCGCAAGATATTAAAGACCTTAAAGAAATAATGAAGGCAGTCTCTGCACCACCTCCACCTAAACAAACTCAATACCCTATTAATAAAGGTAAATAATTTATGGCTAAAATGACAAAGCGTGAGCTCGCCTCTCACTTAGAACAGGAGATTTCTTCTGCTTTAGGTTACAAAGATGGCAAGCTAACGGAGCAACGCTCTGATGCAATGGACCGTTACTACGGTAAGAAGTACGGTAACGAGCAAGAAGGTCGTTCTCAAATTGTCACAAGAGATGTAGCAGATGTAATCGAATGGATTATGCCTAGTCTTATGAAGATATTTACTTCGGGAGATAAGGTAGTACAGTTTGAACCACAAGGTCCAGAAGATGTTGAAATGGCTAAGCAGTCTACAGATTATGTAAACTATGTCATAATGCGTCAAAACCCTGGCTTTAGTACAATATACCAGTGGTTCAAGGATGCACTGCTACAAAAGAACGGTATTGTAAAGCACTACTGGGATGATACAAGTGAAACATTAAGAGAAGAGTATAAAAACTTAACAGAAGAAGAGTTTATGGCTCTCTTAATGGAAGACAATGTAGAAGTAAAACAGCACACAGAAAATAGTGGTGATCAGGAAGAAGATGAAATGATGTCTCTTGAGCCCCAGCAAGTAACACACGATGTTGTAGTAAACAGAACATATGAGGAAGGCCAGGTAAGAATAGAGGCTGTACCTCCAGAAGAATTTTTAATTGATAAATATGCTAAGACAATTGATACTGCAAGGTTTGTTGCTCACAGAGTAAAGAAAACTAAATCAGAATTAATAGAGCAAGGTTATCCTAAAAACAAAATAGATAATGTATTTAAGAATGATGAAGCTGACCATAAAGCTGAAAGGCTATCTAGGTTCTCTTATGAGCAAGATCAATCACCAGAAGGTGATATAGATGATGGTGTCTGGGTTACAGAATGCTACCTAAGAGTAGACTATGATAATGATGGCATAGCTGAGTTAAGAAAAGTAACGAAGGTTGGAGACGAACTGTTAGATAATGAGGCTGTGGATAGTGTTCCCTTCTCCTCCCTTACACCTATCCCAATGCCTCATAAGTTCTATGGTCTGAGTATATATGACTTAATCTCTGACCTTCAACTAATTAAGACTACCTTAATGCGTAACTTGTTAGACAATATGTATCTAACAAACAATGGGCGTTATGAGGTTGTCGAAGGACAAGTAAATTTAGATGACCTAATGACTTCTAGACCGGGTGGTATTGTACGAGTGCGTACACCGGGTGCTGTTAACCCTCTGGGAACACCACAACTAGACCAGAATTCTTTTAATATGCTAGGCTACTTGGATAGTATTAGAGAAGAGCGAACTGGTGTTAGTAAGCAGTCAATGGGTCTATCTGAAGGTGGCTTAAAATCACATCAAACTGCTACAGGCGTAGGTCAAGTAATGACCGCAGCACAGCAAAAAATAGAATTAATAGCCAGAATATTTGCTGAGACAGGTATGAAAGATTTAGCAAACTCTGTTTATATGTTAGTACAAAGATATGAAAAGCCAGAAAAAATTGTAAGATTAAACAACACCTGGACTACTTTATATCCACACGAGTGGAAAGAAAAAATGGACTGCACCGCACAGGTGGGTTTAGGCTTTGGTAACAAAGATATGAACTTAATGCATTTAGGAAGATTGTCACAAACAATACAAATGATTGCACAGCACCCAGCTGCGGGTATGCTTCTTAAACCTAAAAATGTATACAACTTAGTAGCCGAGCAAATAAAAGCAATGGGTATGAAGAATGTAGATGATTTTATTACAGATCCAGGTGATCAAGATGTGCCTCAAAATCAAGGACCATCTCCAGAAGAACAAGCTAAACAAGCAGAAGCACAACTTAAAGCACAAGAAATTGAAGTTAAAATGCAGAAGATACAACAAGAGTCTGCAATTAAACAACAAGAAATGCAATTAGAGGCACAATTAGCTGCCCAAGATTTAGAACTTAAAAAACAAGAAGCGTCTGTTAATATGCAGATTAAAGCACAAGAGCTTGAAATTAAGAAAGCAGAACTTGCACTTAAACAACAAGAACTTGTACTAGAAAGAGAACAGGAAAGGGCTGTTAAGATTGGTAACTAGGTAGGGAGTTGGTATGAGTAAGAAGAGTGAGGAGGTACGCAGAGCAGATGATGCTCGGCAGTTGCTAGATAACCCTTTGTTTCAAGAGGCATTTGCAACAATAAGAAAAGAATTAATTGAACATCTATTAAATACCCGTGTTGCCGAAGAGGTTGAAAGAGATAGATTATACATAACAATCAAGGCGTTAGACTTAGTAGAACAACACATTAAGTCCGTCTTTGAAACTGGC